CATAGCATAAGTTGTTTTACTTCTTTTAGTTAATTTGTTATCAGGATTTTGAAATAGAAATATAATAATAATGTTAGGATTGCACTGTTTAAACCACACCATTTTCTTTCTAGTCTCGAGATCAAGCTTACCCTTAGCTTCAATAAATACATTCCTACGACCAGTTTTAAAATCAGGAGTGTAAGTTCTTTCTTGCTCTGGTTGTACATATTTGTATTTAGTAGGTTCATATTTAACCGTTGGGAATACTTTCTTTAAAGAAGCCCAGACTTTCTCTTCTAGTTTACTTTTGAATGTTGGCATCAAATCTCTTTTTCCAATCGTCATCTATAGATCTAAGGATCCATAAGACTCTTGCGTTCATAATGAATTCATCATCATTACCATATAAATTCCTTACGATATTGAACATCTCTTGTTCTGACTGGCAACCAGCAAGCATAACCTTTGCCTTCTTCTCGCCAATCTTTTCAATACCTTTTATGTTATCTGAAGTATCACCTTTAAGACATTGTTCGTAGAAAAGACGAAGACCCTCGAGTTCTGTTTGTTCAACAAATCTGTCAGGTCTTGTCCAACCTTTACCACTAATTTCCCAGGAGAAGTGAGAACCTGGTACTTGTAGTAAATCTTTATCTAATGTACAAATAATTGTTTCATTAGTTTGGTTAATTGCTAGAGCATCATCTGCTTCTAAACCATCAGGAGCATACTCTGCGTTTAACTTATCAAGACTATAGTTGCGTAAGGCTTCTAGATGTACAGGCTTAGGCTGAGTTCTATTAGCTTTGTATTCAGGATAAACTTGTTTCCTAAAATTAGTACTACCAGTTAGAAAAGCTCTATAGCTACTAGCCCCAGTCTTAGCGAGAATAGTATCTACGAGCTCATCTAATCGGTATATCGCAATACCTAGATCATCGTGTTCTGCCGAAGCAGCACATCTAAAACATACTAAGTCCTGATCAAGTAAAGCTTGCATTAAACAGGAATATCATCCTGCATGCTGTTAATTGCATCAACACCAGCTTGTTTACCAAAGACATACTCTTCAAGTTGCTTAGCTACTGATAACACATTCTCTACTTTTACATCATTACCATTTGACTTAAGTAAATCAATGGCACTTGAGATTGAACTCTGACGAACAATATAAACTTGTTTCTTAGCTCGTTCTTCTGGAGTCTCATAGTTAGAACCAGTGACTCGTGTAGCAGAGGCTTGTGGCTTACCTGAATAAGCTTGTGGTGGAGTTGATGGTGCTGAACCTGCTTCACCAATACTTACCCACTGCCAATAACCTGCATCATCTTTAGTCATATTTACATTAACATTATCTCCTTTTTGCCAATCCTTAGCTTGTTTAAACACATCAGGATTAGAAAAAGACATTAACTTTTTAGATTGAGTTTGACCTTGCTCGTTCTTATAAGTTACTTCCATAGACTGGTATGATCTACCATTCTTAGCAGCGTGTGTATTTGGTGCACCTACGTCAATTACTGTGATTTGCATATATTACTCCTTGTTATGATTTGCTGATACGATTTGCATATCGCCCCAATTGGGTCCAATTTGACACTCAACCCTCATAGGAAGGTTGAACTCTTTTCCAAATAACTTGTTAAAGTTAGCTGGCACATCATTAAAACATTTGTCAACAATGTTGACTATACTTATATTATCCCATACTTTTTGATCAAAGTCAAGTATTATTGAATCGTGTACAGTATTTACCATTTGGATAGCTTCCATACCTTTCAATCTATTTCTTAAACTGACTCGAGCAATCGACATGAGATCTGCTCCCAACCCTTGAACAGGATAGTTTAGTATCTTTGTTCTAGGATAATTCACTTTACCATTTCTTATTTCAGGTTCGTAGTAGTAGATTCGTCCAGTAGGCATAACAAGTTTTCTATCTCGCTTTGCTTCGAAGAAGATTTTATCGTGCCACTGTTTGAGTCCAGAATACTTTTTATAGAACTCATCAATAATTCCTTGCCAGAAGGGTTCGTTTCCAATGTCCTTAAAATCAGGATCGTTTGCATAAGAATACGCAGATCCTCCATAGATAAGACGGAATACAAACGTCTTAGCAATAAGTCTAGATGGAAGACCAAATCTCTTTTGGTTGTCAGAGTGTTGATCAACTTCGTTCCATATCTCCTTTAGAGCAACTGAGTCCTGGCAAAAGTAGGTTGCTCCTACCCACTCCAACTGTTTTGCATCAGCTTGAAGAAGCATTAAAACGTCTCTGCTAGATGTCTTACTATTTCTTGACGAGAGTATTCTGTAAGATGTTTAAACACAACCTCAACACCAAACTCTTCAATGATATCATTCATATCTTGAATACTATGCACAACCCAAGCTTGTTCTCTTGCATGTCGTTCTGAAATTATATCATTACCTACATTATCATCATACTGTTCCATATTGCCTCCTAATATCTAGAATAAAATAAAGTTTTAATCTCACCATCAAAGTTCTGCAAGTTAGGTTTACTAGAAGATAGTCTACCTGTTCTTGCTACACATTGGTTTAGCTGACCATAGATCATGTTACGTTTCCAATTCTGTTCTTCGATCAAGTTCACTAATCCTTTGTAGTATGTAGACATTCTCTTCTCTAATAAAGATCTTGTCAACAATAATTCAATTACTTCTTTAGCTTTCTTAGATCCAGTCAAAGTCTTAAGAGTCTTTTCATCAGTCGAGAAGTATCCTTCCTTGACTAACTCAGTGCCTCGTAAAGGTTTAACAAGTCTTGGTAATTCTAACTTAAATTCTTCCCACTTATGTTTGACTTCTCCTGCCCTGTCACCAGTCTTATAATGTCCCACAGGAACTTGACGCTTGTAAATAATAGTGCCGCCATATAAGAGACAACTAACATGATCGACACTGTTAGGGTTAAAGTTATTAAATTCATGGTATTGAAACAATGACCTATCAAGTTTATCAATTTGTTCTTCGAGTTCATTTCCTAGCACCTCACTCCATTCTTGGTTAAATAATAGTCCGTTAAATTCCATCTCTTGTAAGACAAGTAAGTCCTGATTATGTAGACTTATTAGCCTTGCCAGTAATGGATTCTTCTTTACCTCTTCTACTTGTTGCAAATACACTTGCTCTGTTAATACTAAATCTTTCTGCAAGTATTCTCTTAAGATGTCCTCAGGGATGTCAGGAGTATCTACACCATTCTTCCAGTACACCTCTGAGACTTCATCTAATTTCTTTTCTAGTCCGTAATGTTCACAGACACCGTTTAAACTAGGGTAAGGATTCTGTTGTCCTCCCAAGACGAAATGAACCAACTGACAATCCCAAATACGTTTGTCACCAAAGTTAATACCATACTTCTTAAGCCAATGTAAATCAAACTTAATATTAAATCCAACTAAGACATCAACTTCATCAATCTGTTTTTGTATATTGTTTAAACATTCTCCATAAGGAGCATCACCATACTCGATTGGATACATGTCAGTTCCAATGCCTACATAGCAAAGTTTGTTCTTTGTATCAAAAGGATTACCTTTGTTAGACGTAGTAGTTTCTACATCAATCACTTTATATTTCATATTAGTTTCTCTATAAGTTTAACCATTGAACCTACAAACCAAACTATACACCAAATAACAATACCGTCAATGATAGCTTGTTTAAACATTATAGATCCTCATAGCGTGCTAGTTCAGGTTTAATTAATACTTGAGATGAACCATGTCTAAGATCAGGTAGTGTATCCTCATCACCAAGTAATTTGTTCTTAGTAATATTCAAATATCGAATACGACTTGTGTTGTCTTGTTCTTTACCAATACCAAGTATCCAGTCAGCTTCACCTTGCTTAGCTGTCTTACTGCCATCAACCATATCCATAGTGAGCCACAACTTACCTTCAGCTTCTCCACTTGCTTGTGATACTGCAATCACTGGTGCATACATCTTTGCTATCTCACGAGCCCATTGGTAGATTGCCTTGAGTTCCAAGTCATTACGATCAGCTTTGAACCCCTTGATCTTATCAATTTGATCGAAGATGATCAATGCAGGATTAGTCGTCTTGAGGATAGCATCAATGCGTGAAGCCCTTGATGAGTCTTCGAAGTCATATATACGAATTCTCTTTTGTGTTAAAGCTTCGAACTTACGTTGATTGTATTCTATGTCTCGCCATAAGTCCTCAGTCGTAAGTCCTAGCACAGCAGAGTAGCAGCGAATAGCAACCTTGTTGCCTTGCTCTTCATTGTTGAACCAAATGATATCACCTTCGGTTTGTTGAACCATGTGAGAGATTTCTGATGCAAGGAATGTAGTCTTACCTGTCTCTGGTCTTGCGAAGATGAATCCAAAGTCACCTTTGCGAAGTGAACCAAGTGATTGATTGAGGAAGTTTAAACGCCATCTAAGACCTTGAGTTTTAACTTGTGTGTTGTAGAGTAAATTTAGATCCATCTCAACAACCTTAGCTTCATCAGCTTCAATCTGAGAGTGCTCAAACTCACCAAAGATTTTGTTAAGCTCTTCGATAGAAGTCTTGCCATCTTCTACATCGAGAGCAATACGAGCAATATCACCAGCTAAACATCTACGTCTGTGCTCTTCAAGAAGCTCTACAACTGCTTCATGGTTAGTAATTTCCGTAGCGAAGATATCATCAATGAGAGCAATGAGTTCTTTGCGTTCTGCTTCATTGAGTAAGTAATTAGCATTGTAAGTTATTTCTAATTCAGATTTATTAATATTATTATTATTAATATATTTAATATAATAATTATTAATTATAATAAATAATTTATATATATTATTATAATTTAATTTAATATAATTTATATTAACATATTTATAATATTTTGTAAAGAGATTTTTATCTTCACAAAATAATTTTATTATTTGCTTCTCAACCATTTTAACATTTCCTCTTTGTTATATTCTTTAGGATCTTTAGGTGAGATAACTACCTCACTATAAATACCCCTCTGTTTCAAATTTCTTGCCATCTTAATCGCATTTTTAGCCTTATCCCTATCCAACCATATAATAACATGCGAAAATCGTTCTATAAGCGATTGTGTCGTTTCTAGAGGCATACTACTGCCAAGTAGCGGTGTTGAGCAATATTCAGGCGATAATCTAGCCAACTTGATTGCTGATAAAATATCCTCTACACAAATAATCTTATCGCCATTACCATAAATTGTCAAAGGTTTATTTCCACCTGACAAATACTTGGGTCTATTTTCATCGAATGACCGAC